TTAAAGGTCTTATTGCTTTATGCAAATGACCCAAAACTCTTTTATTGATTAAATCAACAATTCCCGAAGGAACATAGACAACACTGTCCACGGATAAATGTAGACCACCGGGTCCAGTTAACATATAGCTTTCTTTATCTGTGTTTATGTATAGATAGTAGTCATCTATTTTTTTAATCATCGAAACTGTTTGATTTCCGACTTTTTGATTTTCTTTTTCTACTTTTCTGACTTTTTTAATCTTCAGAGGATCTATGGGAACAATTTCTTTAATACCATCTTGTGGTTGGTCTTTGTCTATTATAATATTATAAAATACTTTTGAATCAATATACCATCTTCTAAAAATTTCATAAGATTTTGAATTAAAATCTAAAAGATGTATAATTCTATCAAATTCTCTATAAATTTTATTTTTAATAGGATCCGATAAAGGAACTTCCTTGAGATCTAATTTAACAGGTGTTCTATCTGTGCCCGGGACAACGGATGCATTTACAATTTCATCAATGGCATTTTCTACTTCTGGGTATATCGACATGTTTCGATATTGAATTATCGAAGCACCTTCATCACGTAAATTCGCTGCATAATCTAAAGCAGTGCCAAAAAATCCACCAGCATCTACTGTTACAGTTCCATCAAAAATTTCAGGAGCGGCAAAAGATTTTAAAAATTCATCTTTTTTTTGCTCTTTAGCGGGTTTTACATTACCAAACTGGAATCCAAAAGCTTCTATTTCCATTATTTACTCTTTCACATATTAGGCAGTTATACTTGAATCTCTATCAAAAATTTGAATTGTGTCAAAAACAAATACTACATTAAATGTATTTAGAACGTTTGGTCTACCCATGTTAAAATTAATTTCATTAATAGATCTTGGCCAACAACCATTTAATACAAATGTTTTTAAAGTATTTCCATTTAAATCTAAATGTTTTACCTCCCAACCATTTGCTTTATATGCTGGAGTTGCTGTCCCCGAAAGAGATGGGTCTGGCACATTTGTAAGATGATTATTTATTGTATTCTGCCATCTATGAAATGATCTCCATAAATTATAAGTTTGTGCAGTAGGATCATCCAAAACAGCTACAGACCATGTTGAATACATTTTTTCACCGGGAAAATGTGACTTTCTTCCCAAATAATCATATGATATGGTACTTGTCTGTAATGTTGGAATCAACGTAGATCTTATGTGGAACGAAGAAATTTGACCATTTCCAAAAGGAATTACACCACGGACGACAAATCTATTTTGTCTTGTTCCGCCATCAAAATTTCCTTTAAAAGCATTTAATGATGTTTGTGGCATTTTATTATAATCCTTGTAGGTAGCTTATATGATCAAAAGTTAAAGTTACTTGAAAAGTAACAAATTCGGATGATCCCATATCAAAATTTATCCCACCAATTTCACTGGGCCAGCATCTATGCAATTTAATTTGTCTTTCAGTTGTTCCATTATGATCTAATTGTTCTATATCCCAGTCCACCTGTAAATCCGAATAAGAAAAATTGTTATTTAATACCGTGTGTGTAACGTGACCATCTATTTTTTCTTTCCAGCTATGAAAAGCTTTCCATAAAAAATTGTTATTATCGTCGTAAATTGTTATTGGCCAAACCGTATATTGGCGGTCGCCCGCATAATAAGCCATTCTACCCCTAAATGGTATCCCAATAACACCTATATCTGCTTTTGGTAAAGATGCGGCAGATATTGTAAATCTACCGATAGCCGGTGCATTATTTGCAGACACTCCTTGAGGAAATCTTCCATTGACTACGAAACTATTTGCTCTAGATCCGCCATAAAAAGCTTGTTTAAAATTATTTATCGAATGGTTGGCCATAGTTTATCAGGAAGTTGAGCTAAGGTTTACATTTACCACAAACGATGTTGTTCCGAGCAGTGGTGTTATCGATACAGAAATGTTCAAGGTTGATGAATTATCAGTATTATTTGATGAATTGCAGACTACTTGAGTTTTTGTTGTATCTACGAAATTGTTATATTGTTGCAGATAAGATAAAATTTCTGTTGTAACTGCAGTTCGAGTCGGTTCATTGTTTATATCATAAAGATATTTCATTCCTATTGTCGTTATATCTCTATCCATTGCAACTTTCATTTGAGCGGGGCCAACTCTCTCATTTACAGTTACATCTGAAGTAGATGCTGTTGCTCCAACTAAATCAAGACCTAAAAATGCGGGCGAGTAATTAATAAAATAATTTACTCTATTATTCTTTAATATTGTTCTTAAATTTGTATCAGACCAAGAAACTGGATTTGAAATTGTTCCATTCAATGCAAATGCTCTATCGACACCAGCAACAGTTAAGTATAGTTCACCTCTATCTTTTGATCTTGCAAAAAATCCACATACATCTGGAACTGCAGATTGCGTATATGTAATTGTTGTACCGGTGGCCAACAATGATGTATTAAATTCACTGACTGTTTTTTGTCCATATACATTAAAAATTCTATATGCGGAGGAATTTAAATTTGCTAATGATATATTACTTGCATTTGCAAAACCGTTATCAAAATTAATTGCTGTGTACCCCCCACCTATATTGGAACTTTCAAAAACTCCAATTGTATATGGATTTGATTCAACCCATTCAATGTGTTCTGAACTTGCAGAAATTCCCATAAAAACTTCTACATTTCTTCCGGTTTGGGTTTGATATGTGCTTAAACCAGATGTATATCCAGCAAAAACCAATCTACCACCGTATGCAAGATAACTCATAGCTTGTAAAAATTGAGTACCTGATGTTAATCCGGTTATGGTATTGTCGTTATTTTGTCTAAACAAAGAAAAATTGCTTTCAGCTATACCACTAAAACTTACCATGGCATGGGTAGATCCTGAAAGTTTATTTAAATCTTGAATAAAAGCTCCAGGATTTGTATATTCAATATATGTGTCCGCTGTTGTTCCAATAACTGGATTTGACTTTGCTGTTCTTGCATATACAAGCCATCCAAACAAACCACCCGGATCTGATGCAGGTGTATTGCCCGAATAAGTAAAACCTGTATTATATGTACTGCCCAAAACAAAACCAGTAACTAGTTGTCTTGCTCTGGATTCGGTGGTATATGGGGATGAGCTAAAAGAGCTTAAAGATGGCATATATTTTCTACCTTTGTTCTGTATTATTTATAAATTTTTTATAGAGGGTACCAAACGTCATTTCCATCAGAAAATCTTTCTCTACCGTCTTCGTCCTCCCCATACATAAACAAAACATTATCATCTTCTGGTTTTTTAGCCTCTTCATAATTCATTTTGGACGTTTCTATCAAGTCGGCATAATATTCTTGTCTAGTTAACCATGCAAAAAAAACCAAAGTCATAACCAAATCATCATTTTGACCATCTTCTGCTTTATATGTGTTGGATTTTGAAACAAAACACATAAGTTCTTGAATTATTCTTTCATCATTTATTAAAATTTTGTCTTCTTCTACCAATCTTTTTAAAATCGCACATCCAAGTTTTTTTGTCTGTGCTGTTGTTCTTAATCCCATTTCACTACGTCCTTGAGCAAATCCTTGGGATAAAATTTGACCTTTTCTTCCCATTATTCGGGTCATTAATAAATTTTCATAGTTTAAATCATTATATAAAATACTGGATACTTGGCTTCCAATGTCATTGGTTTCAATTAAAACATAGGCATTGTTATATTTTTCTCCAACTTTTTTTATTATTTGCGGAAAATTAAAAGGACTTATTGTATTATTTCTGTACGATGCAACAATTTTATAAGGAGCCTCACTACCTTCAATTACCGTAAATGCCGAATAATCGGATCCCTGACCCCGTGCAACATCTGCTTGAAGAAAATATATTTTATTTTCATTTGGCTCTTCAAATATTCTTAAACCGTCGGAATCCTCTGATAAAAATTCTTCTGGGGCCAAAACATTTAATTTTGTTGAAGATATTAAAGTATTTGACGAACCCAGAAAGCTGCAACCATATTCTTGTTCAAATTGCTCTGGGCTGGTATTTGCTATTTGTTCTGCTGCCCACACATCGTCGCGCTTTGGTCCGCCTGGAGTTATTGGAACATCTCTCCAAGAAACTTCTATGGGTATAAATTTATTTTTAAGCTTATGGCCATCTTGTCTGTTGGCATCAACCCACAGTTTATGAAAATGATTCATTCCATTTGGGGTAGATACAATAATAAGTTTGGTTGTTGTACCAGCAGAAATCGTTGGATATGTGGATGAATAAAATTCTTCTGCTACGTGAGAAGGCAAGAAGGCATATTCGTCTAATAAAAGTAAATTATAAGAACCACCACGAATTGCGCTAGAAGAGGTTGCATCACAGATTACTCTAGATCCGTTTTCTAACTTAAATGATGTCTTGTTCCATTCTATCACCCCCTGTTGAAGAAAATGTGGTAGATTTTCATATGCTAATTGAAGTTTAGCAAATAATTCGTCTTTTGCGGTTTTTAATTTATTTGCTAAAATTGCACAGCTTACCGATTGATTAAAGGTTACATAATGCGTTATGTATCCAATAACCGAGGTAGATTTACCAGACTGGCGAGGCCATTTTGAAATTGTAAATCTATTATCGTGAATAGTTTTTACAAATTTTTGTTGATAATCATATAATTCAAAGGGCATTACACCTTTGTCTAGAGTTTTTACTTTTACATATTTACTACAAAAATACACAGGATCATTTGCACACTTTACATATTCTTTTAATTGTTCTTCCGTGTATTGAAGTTCTACGCCAGGAGGTTTGAGTTTTGGATTATTTCTATACCCTTGTTGATTATTCTTTACGCTCATTATTAATCACTTCACCTTCAATAATTTTTTCAGTACTTCTTTCTTTATTTAAAAGATTTTGCAAATCTTTTGTTGAGCCGACAAATAAAGCATTATTTGTTTGTTTTACTTCAGTTTTTGATGCAGTAGTATCTTTAGCTTTTTTATGAACATCTAAAACGTTATTATTTAAATCAGCCAAAGTTTTTAATAATATTGCAACCACTTCAAATGCTCTGGGAGAATCAGATTCTGTCGCTACCTTTAAAGCACTCTCTAAAGCTAAATTTCCATTACCTAATAGTTCTTTTAA